GCCGCTGCTGTTCACCGAGGCAGTGCCCGCCGCATCCGAGGCATAGGTGGTTCCTGCGAGCACGGGGTCGAGCAGGAACGTCTCTTGGAATACACCGCCGCCCTCCTCGGGGGAGTTCGTGGCCCAGCGTTGCGCGGTGATCTGCACGTTGATCTGCTGCGTGCCACTCACCGGAATCACGAAGGGATCAGGCGACACCACTTCGACGCCAGTGATCTTGTACGCACCCAGCGTAATGGTCACGCTCGTATTCATGCGCCACCCCATCGCGAGGGAGGGAGCTCGCACCGTGACGCTCCGTGGTGCCAGCAGTGGCGGCGCCTTGAGGCGGCCGCCCGTGCGGAGGTGCACGTCGTGGTTCTTCTGCTTCCGGCGCGGTGGCACATCACGCCTCCTTCCTCAGGTGATGCGCAGCACCGCGTTGGTGCTGTCGTTCGTCGACCAGGTCACCGTGAAGGTGCCCGACGTGATCGACTTCGTGCCGCCCCAATTGAAGACGGCCACGATGGCGTTGCCCTGTGACGTGTTGTAAAGCACGCCGCCACCCGTGTCGAACGTCGCCGCCGTCCACTGCGGGTTATTCGAGAAGGACCAGAACGAGGTCGTGCCGCTCGTCTGCGGCGTGATGTTGGTGAGCGCGATGCCGCCCGTGGTGTACCCCGAGCCGTTCGCCACCTCATCGGTGCCCACGTTGTCGTAGTCGGTGGAGGCCGCACCGTAGTTCGTGGCGATGGCCGCTTCCGTCTTGAGCAGCGCCAGCTTGAACGCGTGGCCTGTGCTCAGCGTGAAGTTGTGGAGCGCACGCGCAATCTCCAGCTTCGCGCTGGTGGCGATGGCTGATGTGATGGTCCCGGCCATTGGTTACTCCTCCTCAGTGGAGCGAGCCGGAGCGTCCGCGGCGACAGGCGGTGGCTCGATCGGCCGCCCCTCGGCGTCATGCGTGTGGTTCTGTACCGTCACGGTCGGCAGGTTGAGCTCGAACGCGCCAGCAGGCAGGGTCAAACCATTCTCGTCAGGCACTTGGGCGGACTCCCGTTGCGTTGTTGATGAGGCTCAGATCGTTCGCCCCGATGCGGTCGACCTGGTTCGCCAGACGCCGCGTGTCAGGGGTGGGGGCCTCTGACTGGCGGGGCTGATAGACCACGACTCCACGATTGGCGCCGCGGGTGTTGAGCTCGATCTGCCGCAGCAGCGTGTTCGTCGTGAACAGGCGGCTGTCGAGTCTGACACCCGTGACCTCGGAGAGTCCGGTGATGTCCTTCACGGAGAGCGAGGCGGCACCGCGTCCCGCCTCGGTAACCGCGGCATCTGCCTGCTGGGTTCGCGCGGCCGCTTCGGCCTTCAGGACCTCGTCGAGCCTCGTGAGGAATTCGGACGACAGGCCCGCCTGCTGCGCCTCGGCGCGCTCACGATCCTGCGCGAGCTTGAAGCGGAGGTCGTCCGCCGCACCTTGCTGGCCCATCGCCTCGAGGAACCGGGCATCGAGATCCTGCGCCCGGCGGAGCTCGTCGGCGTGTTTGGCTTCCGCCGCCGCCGCTTCGGCCGCCGCGCGGGACACCGCCTCGAGGGCCTGCACCTGTTTGAGCAGGGCCAGGTTCGAGTCGCTGATGCCGCCCGCCACCGCCTCCCGCAGCTCCCGCTCCTGCTCGAGCTGGAAGCGGAGCGCGTCGGCCCCGGTGGTGTCGCCGCCCGCGGCGAGCTGTCGCACGTGCAGGTCTTCGCCGATCGTCTGCTGGCGGAGCGCCTCCTCGGCCGCCTTCTTCGCCTGCTCCTTGGCAAGGGCCTCGCGCTCGAGCGCCTGCACATATTCGAGCTGCCGGCTGATCGCCTCCGGGAGCTCGTCGGCGTACTGCTGGCGAAGCTGGGCGAGCTCCCGCTCCTGTTCGATCTGAAGCCGGATCGCCGCGGCCTCGTCGTCGCGACCCTCGAGACCGGCCTGGCGTGCGTCGAGCTCGAGGCCGAAGTAGTGGAGCTCTTCCTCTCGCAGGCGGGCGAGCTCAGCCATCGCGTCCCGCTGCCGCTCCAGGAGCTCGAGCACCCGCTTCGAGTACTCGTCGCCCTGTGCCGCGGCGCGCCGGATCTTCTCCAGCGTGGCCCCACTCACGTCCTCGAGGTCTTCCGGACGGAACTCCTGCGACTTCCGCGTGCCGGGGAACGCCTTCTTCAAGTCGTCGAACGCCGCCTCAAGCTCCTTGGCGAGGCGGCGGGTCTCCTGGGCGAGCTGGGAGCCCCCGAGGCTCCCGACCAACGCCAGTTCCTCAAAGGCCAGGTCCCACTGCTTCCGGGCCTCCCGCATGCGGCGGGCTTCCTCCTCCGCCTTCTTCGAGAGACCGAGCAGGTTGCCGACCACGCCGGCAGCGCCGGTGACGATGCCCACGAGGGGAATGCCCGTCGCAATGCCCGAGGCCACGCCCGAAGTGAGCCCCCGACCAATGGCCGAGGCCGCGCCGCCACCAGAGAAGGCCACCTGGCCAAACGCCGCGACGACGTCCGCCAATGCCACCGCGGCCAGGCGCGACGCGTTCGCGACCTCGATCGAGTCTTCGGCGTAGTTCTCCTGCATCAATCGGAGGTTGGCCAGCGCGGACACCAGGTTGCTGCCGGCCCCCGCCAGGTGCAGGATCCCGTCATCCACCTCAGTGAGGACGTCGAGGTAGCCGAGTGTGGCCTGCCGGGCGCCCTCCATCACCGCGATCTCGCGCTGTCGGCTCTCGACGTACCGCCTCGTCTCTCGTTCCCAGGCGCGATTCGCCTGCTCGAGGACCTCCGCGAACATCGCGTCGATCTGCTGCCGGTTGCTCGCATCGAGTTTGATCGGCGTCTTGTCGCCACTCGCGATGAACTTCTGCAGCGCCAGGGGTCCGGTCTCGGCGCCGCGCTTTGCCGCCTTGTCGAGCTCCTTGGTGGTCCGGTCGACCGCCTTCGCGGTCTCTTCGATGATCAGGACCTGGGCCCGGGCGAGCTCGAGCCGCTCGCGTTCCGCCTTGGTGAGGCGATCCATGGCCTCCGCTTCGCGCTCGATGGCCTCGAGGCGTCCACGGAACGCCACGGCCTCCGCGGCCTGGAACTCACCGCGGGCACGAAGCACCGCGACGGATGCCGCCAGCTCGGCCTCACCGAGGCTGACCACTTGTTGCCGGCGTTCTTCCGCAAGGCGTCGGGCCTCCTCGTCCTTCTGCCTCTGTTTCTCCGCGCTGTCGTCCAGAGACTCGCCGAGCTGCAGGCCGACTTCCTTGGCTCGCGCCGCAAGGTCATCGAGGAGCTTCCGCGCCTTGGCGATCCCGCCAAGATCCGGCCCCAGGTTCTGGGAGATCCCGAGCCCCGTGGTGACGAGTCGATCCTGGGACGCCTCGCGCAGCGCCTTTTCCGCCGCCCGGATCTCGCGGTTGATCGCCTGGAACTTTTCCGTGGCCGCGCCGACAGGATCTTCGCGCTGGCGGCGCGCGGCGATCGCCTTGTCGATCTCGGCGAACAGGTCCTTCACCGCCTGTTTCTGCTTCCGGGACTCCTCCCCGATCTTGCTGATCAGGAGGGCGATGCCGGCGAGGCCGGCCATGACCCCGAGCGTGGTCAGCGCACCCACGCTGAAGAAGCCCACGGTCGACGCGAGCGATCCGAGCTGGCTGCGCACGCCGATCTCCGTCGCCGCGACCTGGGCCAGCTGGTTCGCGAACGTCCGCAGGCCGCCACGTCCGGCACTCAAGGCAGACTGGTCGACCTGTTTGAGCTGGTTCGCCAGACCGACATAGAGCGCCTGGCCACTGCCCCCGCTGAACCCGCCGGCGGCGCCCTGGCGCTCGATCGTCTTGAGGACGCCCTGGTTGTAGGCGCGCCCGGCCTCGCGGCCGAGCTTCTCGGCTTCCTCGGGCGACAGGAACCCGCGCGCCACTCGTTCCTTGATGTCCGCACTGGCGCGGGCGTATTCGGTCTGCAGCGCACGGGTCAAGTTCCGGGCGTTGCGCTCGCCGTCGCGCTGGACGTCCGCGAACCGGCGCGCGGCGCGCTCCATCTTTTCGAAGTCGCTGGCGGTGGTGCGCGCAACGGGGGAGAGACCACGGAGGGACTGGCCGGAAGAGGAGACCGTCTTGTCCATCTGGGTGAACGCAGTGCTCACCCGATTCGCCGACTGCACGGCCTGATCGGCACCCGCCTTGGCGGCGGTGCTGTCGATCGCGATCGCGAGTTTGGCGATGTCCGTCATCCGGTCTCCGTGTGCAGGCTCGAGAGCCAGCAGTCATCCAACCGACACAGCCACCGGACCTGCAGCGGACTCAGTCGGCGTCCAGTGAGGGCAGCCCACGCCTGGAGATCGGGGTAGGTGAGCGGACCCGGACCGAACCCACCGACCTGCCGGCGCCCTGCCACCTCCAGGAACATCAGCCAAACCGGGACGGCGGCGTGCGGGAGCTCCGGCCCGTCCAGCTCCTCCGGCGTGATGCCGGTCTGTCGCTCCACACTTTCGAGATGCTCCCGCAGGGTGCTGCCGTCCTTCTGCCGCCGTTCCAGCCGAAACGCGTGCGAGGCGAAGGCGACTAGGTCGTCTTCGACTTCTCGAAAAAATTGGAGCGGTCCTGGATGAACGATTCCACCTGGCCCCGGAGCCAACGCAGCTTCCCGTAGACCATGCGCGCGTTCTCGGGTGTGCACGGGAGCTCCGCCCCATCGAACACGATCCCGGACCAGCCCACCGTGGCCGTGACCAGCAGGTCGACGGCATCGGTCTCGAGCTGCTCGGCCGTCACGGGCGCCGCGCCGCGCTTGTTCCTGACGTTGAAGCGCCGGTTGAGCTGCTCGTGCAGCGCCTGGCGGTAGACCTCCGCGTCCTCGCCCACGAGCGAGATGGTGACCGGGCCTTTCCCGTTCATCACCACCTCGCCACTCTCCGGGTGCCGCAGCTCCATGGCGACACCCGTCTCGATCGGTACCAGTCGTGCCAGATCCAGCGTCATAGTCGGGCCTCCCGCCCGTCGGGGATTACAGGGTCGAGTCCTGGATCACCAGCGTGGTGTTCTCGACCGTGGTGCTGCCCTTCTTGCCCAGCGACTGGAAGGGCAGGGTCTGGATGATCGGGGACTCGCCATCGCTCTTCGCCGCGCCGCCCATCTTCACGCGCGCGAGGTACATGCTGATGAAGTCCGCGTTGACCGCCGAACCGGTGGTCAGGTAGATCCAGAGGTCGGCCTCGGTCTCATTGAGGAAGAGGTCGCGCAGTGTGGCGTCCGGGAACGCGGCGGTCGCCTGACCGCTCACGCGAACGCGACCCGCGAAGACGTCCGGGGTCAGGTTGCTGCCGACGACGGGCAGCGTGCTCATGCCGCCCGCGTAGTTGAGGGTGATGCCGGTGAGATAGGCGATGTCGGCGCCGTTGACGCGCACGAGACCGCTGACGGCGACCGCCATGCCGGTCGAGGGCGCGGCCGTCGGGGTCACGAAGTACTGCGCGCCCGCCGGGGTCATGCTCCGGCCGAGCATCCCGAAGCTGCAGGTCGCGGGTCCGGTCGACGGCAGGCCGAGCTCGCAGGTGTTCACGCGGCACCCGAGGAACAGCTCCGACAGGGTGAGATCGGCGTGATAGTGCTCGATCGCGAAGGAATCGTTGGTGTGACCCGTCGACGGGGTGAAGCTCCGCTTGCCGACGACCGTCGCCGTCACGCTGTCCCCGGACGCCTTCGCCGCCACCGCCTCGGGCTGTCCTACGGCACCGGTGAGGGTCGTACCCACGGTCATCACGGTGGCCGACAGCGCCGTGATGCGGTAGTTGCGCGCGTTGTTCGCGGTGCCGCCAGAGGTCCAGCCGGACCACCGAATGACGTCGCCGATCCGGAAGCCATCCGCGAGGAAATCGCCGGCGGCGCGGGTGAAGGTTCCCGGAGGCCCCGCGGCGGCCGTGACGTTGGTCTGCGCACCGGTCGTGGCCCCGGCGGCGAAGTCCTTCCGCATCGCCGCGGCCAGGAGCAGCGAGTACGTGCCGGGCGAGATGACGCCGTTGAGCGTGCCCTCGATCCGCTGCGCGCCGTGCCGGAAGTCGGTGATCTGGAAGTCCGACGCGATCTCCGGGCTCTCGTACGTCTCGCGCACCACGTCGAGGCTGCTGGTCACGCGGCGCAAGTACTGCGCGCTGCCCGTGCTCGGCGCCACGCCGTACGACGTTTCCTTCTTGATTGCGAGCGTCTTGAAGACGCCAGTGCCGAAAGCCATCAGATCCCCCGGTGTGCGAGCGCGTCAGACGAGCGCGTTAATGGTTTCGATCTCCCAGCCGACTTCGACGGGGACGTGATACCAGTCGGTCTCCCGGACGCCCGTACGCGCGATGCTGCGCGTGATCCGGAGCGAGCGTCCTCCGACGACGGTGAACTGCTGCCCGGGCGGGAACCGCGTGACCACCGCGTCGCCGAGGGTGTCCGCGGCATCGGGCCCGGCGCCGATCGGGAGGAACAGATCGACGAGCAGGAGCCCGCTGCTCTGGACCAGGGCGCCTTCCGCCGGCGCCGTGAGGCGATCGCGGAACCCGGGTGCGAGCACGACGCGGAGCCAGTTCTCCTTGGGCTCAGCCTCGAAGCCGACGTTCTGCCGCGCCCAGCGCGTCGTCGAGGACGGGATCCCTGGCACCGTGGCCAGGTGGGCCTCGAGCGCCGCACGGATGTCACCCGTCAGTCCCATCCTGACCCCCGCGACCCGTGATCCTCGCCGCGACCTTCTCGACCAAGGCGCCCAAGGCGTGGATCAGCAGGCGCACGAACCCTCCCGGCGCCTGCGTCGACGACCCGAACTCGAGCTTCCGGATGTGATCCGCGCTGTTGGCGATGAAGACCGGATCGCCGACCTTCGCCGTCGCGATCTCGGCGAAGGCAAGCTGACGCGCCTCCTCCGGCGACCCAGCTCGTGCGGGAGCGGAGAGGCGCCCCACCTTGGCGTTCCAGGAGGAGCGCGCGACGCCTTCCTCAATCGGCGTCCCGGGCGAGAAGTCGCCGCCGTCGTGCACGTTGTCGAAGACCTCGGCCGCGACGCCCTGCGTGAGGGCATCGGCACGGTCTCCCACCCGTTGCTGCCAGGTGCCGATGCGCGCGCGGAACACGGCGATGTTGCTCATCGCTGGACCGTGACTTCGTACAGCAGCGTGACGCCGGCGGGAGCGTAGGGCACGACGCCGATGACGTTCCAGCGCACGCCCTCCCAGAGCGCGTACATCTCGGGCTGCGGGACGAAGCTGAGCCCCTCGGGACTCACGGTGAGCTTCCGCGCCTTCGATCGCGTCATCTGCTGATCGCGGAAGCTGTCTGCGGGCGATGGCTCGGCCGGCTCGCCGATCGCGACGCCCGTCGTCGTGGTGCCGTCGCGCTTCTCGAAGGTCACCGCCGCGGTGGGCGCGCGGCTGAACGCGGACGCGATCCGGGTGGCGAGACTCACGCATACACCTTCGGCCGCCATGCCTCGACGACATCCCAGACTCGCCGAGGAATGCTCGAGGTGTCCGCCGTCGCGCTGTCCGACAGCGAGTAGCTGTAGGGACCGAGCGTCTCGCTCTCGAGGCCCGCCTCTCCTGTCGTCTGGGCGATGTCAATGGCCACCAGGTCGAGCATCGCGCGCTCGATGTCCGCCGGGCCTTCGAACTCGGTGTAGCCGCGGCCGTACGCCACGGAGTACTCGTAGCCGTAGTACCAGGGCTTCCCGTCGGTCCGGGTCAGCACCGAGGTGTTCTCGAGCTCGCGCACGGAGAACGCGGCCGCGAGGATCGTGGTGGGGGCCGTTCCGGGAGTGGCTCGCTCGAGAACCTGGGTGATGGTCGGCGTGGCGCGCACCCGCTCCGAGAGGCGCAGGTGATAGTTGCCGGTGCCGCGGACGATCTCGGTGACCGTGGCGGGCAGGCCGAAGTACCGATGGGTCTTGCTCTGCAGGAACGCCACGGCGCGGTCCACCATTCCCTGCAGTGTCTCGGGAGTGATCGCCGTGGGCACGCCCAGGATGGTCCGGACTGCGGCGTGCGTGATCATTTCGACTTCTTGGAAGACTTTCCGCCCCGCGGCTTCTCTGGTTCCGTGGAGGGCGCCGGCTCCGAGCTGGTCGCAGGGGGCTCAGGATCCGCGCCGGACGTAGATGGCTCTGGCTCCGAGCCTGTTGCGACGATTCTGCCGTCTCGAAGGCTGAGTCCCAGGCGCACCATTTCCGAAGCCGGGATCTCCTGGCCGATCGGTGCCAGGAGATAGGCCGAGGCCGGGTCGCCTTCCTCGACGACCCGGTCCTTCTCGGCGCTCAGGTAGAGCCGCCGATCCGCTTTCGCGCCGCTCGTCGGCGCGGGCTGGCCCCGTTCGATCCGCAGCATCTAGCGGAAGTACAGCACCAGGGTGAACGCCCCGGCCGTGAACGCGGCGGTGGCGATGGTGACCGCGGGGCTGCGTGCCGCGGTGAGCTTCACCGCCGTCGCACCGGTCGCGGCTGGGACGATGGACTTGCGTCCGGCCGTGAGGCTTCCCTGGCCGATCGCGGCGAGAAGATCACCGGCGCCCTCGGAGTTGAGGGCCATCGTGCCGGTCGCCGACAGGCAGGACGAGGTGATGTCGATGTAGCCACTGGTGAGGATCGCGCCGGTCGGCAGGGGTCCATCGTTGGAGCGGAGCGTGATCGTGCCCTGCGCGCCACCGTCGACGGCGAAGTCGTAGTACCCGATCCAGGTCTTCGGGGCTCGGGTCCCTTCCATGATCGCCATTTACTCCACCTCCACGTAGGTGAGCATGCCGTCAACCGAGACGCCGGCGGAGAGCTCGAGGTTGAGGAGTTGAGCCGCGGCCGTTTCGAACCAGCCGGCGGGGTTGTACGGCACGGAGATGACGGAATTCACCGCCATGGTCATCTGGCCCGTGAGCGCGGTGCCGTCGGCGGCGGACTCGAAGCGCGTAGTGACGGTCCCCGCTGCCACCAGAACAAAGGCGAGGACCCGGATCTTGCGACCCGTGACGGCCGCGACCACGGTGTTATTCCCGTTGGCCGCGGCGTCGATCACCGCGAACTTCACATCACTCTGGATCGCCACGGATCAGAGACCCGTGATCGTGCAGACCGCCGCGGGACGGGTCACGGTGAAGGCGGTGCGCAGGTCCGCCCGGAGGGTGATCTTGCCCTCGGTGAACTGCGACCCGACGTAGCCGGTCTGGATCTGCACGCCGCGACGATCATCGAGCCGGGTGAAGTTCCGGAAGTCGACCGCGGCGGCGGTGCCGAGCGTGATCCCGTCGGACTCCGCGATCGGGATGCCGAAGAGCGACCGGGGTCCCGGGCCCTGGAACGGGTTGCCGAAGAGGAAGTCGCCGTTGGCGTTCTGGGTCAGGACGACGTCCTGCCAGTTGGTCGGATGGAATACGGCACCGCTCGGAGTCGCCCGGCCCGTGACGCGGATCTTGGTGAGCGCCTTCATGAAGGCGACGATCGCGGTGTCGGCGCCCTTCGCCTGGGTCTGGATCCCGACGACGCTCAGGAGGCCGCGCAGGTTGGGCGCGTTGCCGTCGCCGACAAGGATCTGCCCGTCGAGTCGCTGGCGGACGCCGAAGCCCAGGCGCTGCTCGAGCAGGCTCCGGACCTGGCCCTCATCCTCCAGCTGCTCGTCGGTCACCGGAATGCTGTCGGTGATCTTCTGGACCGCAGACGACTTCTGGGTCCACACGAAGGTGGACTCGGCATACGCGACGCCTTCGGCCTTTTCCGCCGAGGCGTGCGTGCGAGTCGTCTCTTCCATGTAGACGAAAGACGCCTGCGAGATCGGGAACACCGGGATCAGATCGGTGACCTGGATCGGGCGCGTCACGCCCTCGACCAGGAGACCCGACCGCACCGACTCCGGCGCGAACCCGGCCGAGGTCTGGAAGAGCGTCTTGAGCCCGACCTCGAGCACCAGCGGGATGTCGGTCCTGGTCTTGCGCGACGCCTTGAACTCGGCGCTCTCGGCAAAGACCTGGCCCCAGCTCTTCACTTCGCCGATTGTGGCGTTCGGGTGCCGCGGATCGGCCGGCTGGTCGAGCTGGCCCTGCCGCTCTCTGGCAGCGTCGCGGATGGCCTTCATCTCCGCGGCCTGCAGCTCGGCGCCGATCGCCTCGCATTCGCGGTTGAGCTCGCGCACCCGCTCGGTCGCGTGCGCCGAATCGGTGGCACCGAGCTTCTCGAGGACGGACTTCTTCGAGAAGTCGATGTCCTTGCCGGAGAGCTCGAAGACGTCCTGGAGGAGCTTCTGCTTGGCGGCGAGGGTCTCGCGCTGTTCAACGAGAGCGGCGGGATCGGGCATTGCTGACGTGCCTCCGTGGATGTGGGGCTGGAGGCGCGCCTGAAAACAACGACGGCCACTCCAGCGCATGGTGCGCGTGAAATGGCCGTGGAAGGGGCCGTATCGATTTGTCCTGCTGCGACCACAAGTTAGGGCACGTGGTCGGATTCGTCAAACTCTACCCAACTCGAGCTTTAACTTCGATACTCGGAACCTTTCGCGCCTCCTGTTCCGTGAAAGGACGGAAGATGTTGACCCAGCCGCAGCGTTTGCAGCGCCATGTATCCCGTGGCCCTGGCACCTGTCCCCGATCCTGCGGATCCTCAAAACAACCGCGGACCTTAAGGGGCTCACGCGCCTCGCCGACCCAGCTGGCGCAGTGCAGGCAGTGGAGGGCGAAACTCACCGACCGCCACCAAACCGCCGCAGGTT